TGCTGCAATTTCTACAGCTCCAGTTGTACCAGATTGTGTCTTGCTATTTACTCACCGATAAAGACGATTCGACATAATATCGTATCTTGAGTGAAAGTAAAATTCAAGAATCCATTGGACTGAGAAATGCTTTTTATATAATTTTTAGTTCCGTGAATTTTTTCAAACTTTACTCCTTGGTGTGCTTTAGAAACTCCTATGATATATAAGCTCTGTTCAGCAAAGCAAGGCGTGTTGTAATCACTTATGTTTGCCAACAAGACTCCTTCAATGTTATATGGAATATGAATTTTACCAATCCCATTAGCTGTTGAAAGTCTTTCCTTTGTAATCTTATTGCTATTTTATCATTTCCAATAAATTATTTCTAACCCAGTTATATGCGTGTTTTTTGAGCCAAATACATAGGCATTATAAGATGAGCAATATACTGATATAGCTGCCGCTGGTTCAATTGTCTCGTAGT